TTGCCTTCCCAGCCACCTTTACCCGCATCTCGCCCAACAGTAAATGTGGTGAAAGTGCCTTTCATCTCGTCATAGTGATCGAGAAACAACTCGGCGTTTGCGTCAGTAATGTTGGAATAACTCAATGACAGCTTCATGTTCGTGCGGTTGCTGCCGTACAAAATCCGCGTCTCAGCGCCGTTTTGCGACTTAAACGTTTTGATCGGGTAGTTCCCTGCGTCAAAAGAACGGCTGGTTGGGACAAGCTCAGGAAATGCCATTAGCTGGGTTGAATGACAAAGGATCCATTCTCTATTAGGTGGGCAAGCTTACTGCTGCCATCATCGTTGCAAGGATGCTCTGATGCAACGATGTCCACAGTGCCTTCCTGCGAAAACGTCAGTTGCTCCACAACATAAACGTTTTGAGATACCTCGGGATTAGTCAAGGTAAACACAGAATTGTGGAACGTCGAGTCAGCAACCACCCCATTGCTGACATTTATCGTTCCAGTCTCAACATCCTCTGAGTTGATTTGGAAATAAGAAACGTTGTATTGCCCATCGTTTAGAGGCGTAACACTGGTGACTTGGCCAGTTGAGCTAATCGATCCGTTGTTGGCAGAGCTGTACGGGCTTGACTCTGTAACGACCTTGATAAACGAACCAGCTTTTAAATTTAATCCGTGAACTGTTGTTGAGAAGCTAATGGTATGCGTAACTAGCTGCCTCAATCCAAGAAAATACTTGGCCACTTTTATTGCATGACTCTTTGATGTGCAGAACTGCGTTAAGTTGAATTGCTCTTGAGGCATCAAGTCAATGTTTGGATCAAACTCAGCCAAATCAGGAATCTTTACCTCAACAACTCTTTCTTCTGGCAGTTTGTTCTTAGCCTCCTGCCTGTAGCGCACAACCGCCTTGAACGGCCTACGCTCTTCTGAACTTAAATACTCAAGCTTGAACGAATCTTCAAGAATATTTCCGGCGGTAAAAAACTGATTAATTTCAACAGCGCCTAAGTTAATAGCACCGCTTTCGTGGATGTACGGCACCGCAGGCACTAGCGAAAACTTGCCATCTGTAAGAACAAAGTTGCATAAAAAATTAGGGGCCAAGTCCATGACAAATTGACGTAAATTTGTCATATCTCCAATAACGCCGTTAAAGAAAAGCTCTTGCTTTGCTAAAAACTTAGAGGTTTCGATTAACAAGTTTTTGTCAACTATTGATGGGTTGTCAGAGGTCATGTGCAAGACAGCTCCCGCTCCACCCATCTGATCAGTCAGCAAATAAAAAACTAGATCAGTAAACAGATTGCTCGGGCCTTGAGCTTGGCTGCCAGGTCCATAAACACTTAAGTCAGGATGCAGCCTTTCGACTTGTATGCCGCTGCCAAGCCATGTTCTCAGCTGATCAAGCTGGGTAAAGTTTCGAGTTGCTCGCAAGGAGAATCCTGCCAAAGTTAAATTGTTAAAAGCCGGCTTTTGATCATTAGGCATAATCTCATTTACATATACAACTTGATGCTCCGGCTCAGAAGCATTAGATTTTTGCACTAAACTTCTGTAAAAACTAACGTCTGCGTATTGGCTTTGGCTTTCAAATTCTACATCGCCAGTGAATGTAGCCGTTAGATCAACAGTTTCCCTTTCAGCTATTCTTCCTCTAAATCCAGTCGAGCTGTAAACAGTACGGTACGGGTTGGTCGTTGCAATGGCTTCTACCGCCTCAAATGTATCTCCTACGTTCCAGTTAGCGTTGGTGCTACCTCCGGACACAACAGTAATAGTAGGTTCAGTCCAGCCTTGAGTTTGACCTGACCAATGGTCATCCAGTTGCGTTACTGTTGAGACAAATTTAAGACGAATACTTTTTGAGCCAGGTGCTGTATATGTTCTTTCGGCACTTTGACTTTCACCAATGCTAAAATTTTGTGCGCTACCGAAAAGTTGATAATAAAAACCTTGGTTCCGACCAAATACGGTTGGAATCGTTGTCATTCCCGTAACTCGAAATCTTTGCCCTGACCATTGCAACGTTCCAGCAGGGTTGTTGTTTTTAAATGGATTGGAGTTGGAGTAAGCAGTGCTTCCATTTGGGAATACAGCTGTTGAACCGTTCCCGCGCTTAACTTCGAACGGTTGATCAGGACCAAAATCTGTAGAGCTAAATACGACCCTAGTTGCTATTGGAGCCCAAACAGTAGTTTTACCATTGGCACGAGCATAATGATCAGAAGGCAATTCATGTTTTTGCAACGTCCATTCAATAATTACAAAACGATTTACATTGCTTGAATCTACATATTCCCTTGTTGTTACGTTAATTGTTGACCCAATGCTGGCTGGATGCGTGTCTGAGTTACCTGCAATTTCGTAAGTCATTCCCCCATTTCTGCCGCTTGTCGCACCACTAAGATTTGATATGTTCGCAACATGCTCAATGGCACTAACCTGACTTTCAGGATCAGGACCATCGACCGGCAACGTTAATTCTCTTGTAACAACGCTTGGGAAAGTTTTTGAACCTGACCCTGAAGCTGAAACTGGGTTTTGAATAAACTCTTTGTTTAAACGTAAAGACAGCTTTGTTGTCAAGAACCCTGCTGTTACGAGAGTAAAAGTTCCAATGCCTGGAACGTTATCTTGCCTTGCAACCTGCTTAACCCTGTTAGGGCCATCAGCTGCTGCAGCTGAAAGCTGGATAAACTCTTGCTCGTCTGACACTGCTCTTAATTCAGCACCAGGCAACGGCACAATTTTGTATTCAAGTTCTTCTTGGG